ATCTCTGAAAGCCTTGACCAGACGAACACGCAGACGCTCAAGGAAGACTTGTATCAGGCAGTCCTTACGATTGTCGGGATGCCGTCTCAGGGCGATGCGAACACGGGTGACAGCAGCAACAATGGCGCTGTCATCTTGAAGAATGGCTGGCAGGGCGCTGAAGCGAGGGCAAAGGACTCTGAACTGATGTTCAAGCAGTCTGAGCAGGAGTTTTTGAAGATCATCCTCTTCCTGTGCAAGCAGTTAAAGGAACTCGACCTCCAGCTTGCCGACATTGAAGCGCACTTCACGCGGCGCAACTACCAAGACTTGCTATCAAAGTCTCAGGTTCTCATCAATATGCTGTCGAACGAGAAGATTGCTCCGAAACTGGCATTTGATTCCTGCGGTATGTTCATCGACAGCGAAGAGGCGTATCGCATCAGCAAGGAATACTATGACGAGGTGAAAGCGGAAGCAGAGCGCAAGGCGAAAGAAGAAGCGGAGGCAATAAGAGATGCCAACACGGACGCTACTGCCGATGGACGAAATCAATCGGCTGGAATTAACACTCCGCGAAAAGCAAACAATCAGCAGTAAGACAGGACGGCGGGAGTATAAAGACCCTGACGAACTGTTCGACCTGATTGCGTTTCTTCTGGAGACGGCGTACATCGCCGGGACAGCGGATGCAGCCGAGCAGATAAACGCGCTTGTTGGCTACCGTCTTCTGGATGGCACGTTCGATGTTATCAGGGAGAACGAGGTCATATACAAGCGCCTTGCGGACGGCAAGGACTGGCGCGACCGCCTTACTGACCATCTGGAAAAGGGTGACGATGTTGCCCCGATCATTGCAATGGTTGAGTCGGAGTGCGAGCGGGATGCCAACACGGGCAGTCTCGACAAGGCGTGGGATAGCGGACTTGACCTCACGAAGACATGGCAGACCATGTTGGACGATAGAGTTCGTGAAACCCATGACTATCTTGAGGGGGTCACGGTCGGCGTACACGATAAGTTCTACACTTTCGATGGTGATAGCGCTGATGCGCCGGGCGGCTTCGACTTAGCCGAGAATAATGTCAACTGCCGTTGCTCATTGGCATACGGATTAATTTAAAAGGATAAGGACAACTGAATATGAAACTGGACATTCTGATGCCCCACTACAACGAACCGTGGGAAATTGTCGAACCGTTCTTTGACAGCGTGAAGCTGCAATTGGGAGTCAACTTTGACGACTTCCGCGTAATCATGGTGAATGATGGCGATGAGGTTGTGTTCGACAAAGCGCTATTTGAGCCGTATCCGTTCAAGACGGAATACTACGTTATGCCGCATGGCGGCGTGAGTGCCGCGAGGAACTACGCCCTTGACCACAGCGATGCGGAATATGTGATGTTCTGCGACTGTGATGATGGGTTCGTGAATCTGTATGGACTCCATCTGCTTGCCGAGAACATGGCGAGCGGGTATGACGCGATTACATCCGTGTTCATCGAAGAGCATCGGATGGATGACGGGACGTATAGGATTCTGCGGAAAGAGCGGGATGCGACCTTTGTCCACGGGAAAGTGTACAGACGGCAGTATCTCATCGATAAAGGACTCCGCTGGAATCCGAAGCTGACCATCCATGAGGACGGGTATTTCAACTGCTTGGCGCTGATGTGTACCGAGAACAAGAAGCACATCGATATGCCGTTCTACATCTGGAAGTGGAGAGCGGGGTCGGTTGCTTCCAAGGGTGACGAAACCTTTGTCCTCCGTACATATGGGCATATGATTGCCACCCGCATGGCGCTGGTGAAAGAGGCGAAGCGGCGTGGGTTCGTAGATAACGCGCAGGACTTTGTAGTCAAGACTGTCATGGACAGTTACTACGACTTCAACAAGCCTGTGTACCTCCAGCCGCAGAACAAGTGGCTTGTAGACATTGCCGAGAAAGAGTTCCGCAAATTCTACATGAAATACCGCGCTGACTACAATGCGACAAGCATCGACAAGATCGCGGAAGTCATGTACATCTCCCGCTCGTCTGCCTACATTCAAGGCTTGCGAGTGGAGCAGCGGACGCTGAACGAGTGGCTGAACCACATTGTCTACGAGGTCGAGGAATGAAAGCGGCGGTCTATTTCGGCTCATACCACATCTACTACGATATGGTAGCCGCGTACAAATCGCTCCTTGTGAACTCCGATGTGGACAAGGTGTTCCTGCTGATAGAGGATGACACATTCCCGTTCCCGCTGCACCCGGCGGTCGAGGTTATCAACATCAAGAACCTTGTGCCGAAGATATTCAATCCGCGTGGGGTGAACTACTGCTCGTTGTGGACGTACATCGGGATGATTCGGGGAGCGCTGGCGACAGTGTTCCCGCAGTTGGACAAGATTCTTTCCATTGACTGCGACACGGTGGTCGTGAAAGACATTTCCGACCTCTGGGACATCCCGATGGATGACTACTATGTCGCAGGGGTGAAAGAACCAGCATTGTCGGCGCAGCATCAATACCTCTATGTCAACGCGGGGGTGACGATGTGGAATCTGAAGAAGATGCGGGAGGATGGCAAGGATAAGGCATTAATCCACGCCTTGGATACCAAACCGTACATCTTTTGCAGTCAGGATGCGTTGAACGAGGTGCTGCAAGGCGGCATCTTGGAACTGCCCAGCGAGTACAACGCCACGCGGTATACGCCAACGTGCGATGACTACAGAGTGGCGCACTTCGCTGGGAACAACCCTCCAGATTGGCGCAATTTGGATATCGTGAAGCATTACCGCGATATGCCAGACAAAGAAGTAAGAATATTGCACGCTGAACGCCTAATGGATAGGCAGGAAACGTGATGATATATCGTCAGGGAAGACGTTAATCGCAAATCGTCAGGAAAGACGTAAATCGTAACATAAAGACGGAGATGTCTATAAGCGCAAAGGAGATTGTTAATTATGGATGACAAGACCACCACTATTTCTGTTGACAGTGTGAACACTCCTACCAAGGAGGATATTACCGCAAAAGTGGTAGACAAGACTGTTGACTACGATGCGGAGATCAAGAAACTCCGCGAAGAGAACGAAAAGTTAAAAAAGGCGCAGACGAATGCGGCAAAAGACGCATCCGACTGGAAAGCCAAGTTCCGCGCAACTCAGGATGAGGCAACAAGGGCGGCTGAAGAGCAGAAAGAAACCCTTGCGAAAGTCATTGCTGAGAATGAAACCTTGCGTAATGCCCAGAAGATGGCAACGCACAAGGCAGGGTGGCTTGGTCTTGGCTTCGATGAGACGCTTGCATCAGAAGCGGCAGAGGCAAGCGTGAACAGCGACTTCGATGCGCTATTAGCAGCGATGAAGAAGTTCATCGAAAATCACGACAAGGAATTAAACGCCGCGAACATTCGGAATATGCCCGCTCCCGTGAGTGGGTCACCCGCTCAGAGTGTGACGAAAGAACAGTTTGACAAGATGGGGTATGACGAGATGGTTGAAGTCTTCACCAAGTATCCCGACTTGTACAAGGAGTTCACGAAGAAGTAAATCTCTGGCGCTCTGAGCAAAATAATATTTTGTAAGGAGAAATAACAATGGCAACAACGTTACTTTCTAATCTTGTTAACCCTCAGGTTATGGCAGACCTCATCGACAAGAAACTGGTCGATGCAATGAAGTTTGCCCCTCTGGCTACCATTGACACGACTCTTGAGGGTCGCCCCGGTAGTTCCATTACGCTTCCGTCTTTCAGCTACATCGGCGATGCAGCAACTCTGCTTGAGAACTCTGCTCTCACTCCGTCTGCACTGTCCGCATCCACGGTCACGGCAACCATTCACAAGATTGCCAAAGGCTGTGAAATCACGGATGAAGCCGCGCTGAGTGGCTACGGCAACCCGCTTGGTGAAGCTGCCGATCAGCTTCGTCTGGCAATCGCTTCCCAGCTTGACAACGAAATGCTGGCAGTTCTGAACAGCATCACTGGCACGATGCTTTACAGCACGACCGCTGCTTCCCTCGTTCCGAACGACATCAATGTCGCTCTTGAGAAATTTGGTGAAGACATCGATATGGCTGAAAAGGCAGTCGTTGTTTCCCCGGCTCTCTACACTGAACTCCGTACCACCACGGGTTGGCTTCCTGCCTCCGAAATCGCTGCTGGTCGCCTGATTCGTGGCGCAGTTGGTGAAGCATACGGCTGTCAGGTCATTGTCAGCAACAAGCTGACCACTCCGGGTACTGCATACATCGTAATGCCCGGTGCGCTCCGCATCTTCATGAAGAGAGACACGCTGGTCGAAACCGCCCGCGACATTCTCTACTTCAAGACGGTGATTACCGCATCCAAGCACGAAGTTTGCTATCTGTATGACGGCTCTCGCGCCATCAAACTGAGGCACGCTTAATGCCGAATATGCTGTATCACCACCATAACGTTGAGCAGGACGATGCGAAGAAGCAGAAGTCCAACAACGCTGTGGAGGAAAAGGTAGAGCAAAAACCAGCGCCTAAGAAGCGCGCAAAGAAACCCGCAGAGGGTAAATGATGTAGAAATGAGGTAAGTATTATGGCAGTCCCTACCACGAAGCTGAACAAGCTGAAATTGTTGCTTGGCATCGAAGCGTCTGACACGTCGGAGGATGATTTGCTCAATACTTACCTCAATTTGTCAGAACAGGAAATCATCAACTGGATGTATGTCAAATTCCCTGATCTTCCAGAAGACGTAGAGATGCCTGATAAGTATGAGGTAGTCCAGATTCAAGCGGTCATTGCGGGGTACAACTTGCAGGGCGGCGAGAACGAACTGAAGCATACAGAGAACGGCATTACAAGGGATTTTGATTACTCCAGCATGGTAGATTGGATTCACGGTCACGTTCAGCATATCGCAAGGGTAGGGTGATTTGCTGTGAGGGAACTTGAACGTAACAAGCAGGACATTTGGTACTCGCTGATGAGCAGCGTGGTCGAGACGGTTGACGATTCTGGATACAAGACAGGGGAGTTGACCAAGACCTATTCTGCACCGACTCCTTACCGCATTAATGTCTCCCCAGCGAGGGGCAATGCTGAACGGGAGGGGTTTGGGATTGACTGCGTGTACTCCAAAACCATGTCAACGGCAGACAAGAAATGCCCGATTGAGGAAGACTCACTTCTCTGGATTGGGATTTCGCCGTCAACCAGCACCGTATCTGCCATCCCGCATAACTATTACGTTGTACGGAAAGCGGAGAGTTTGAACGACATTGTGTACGCCATTCGGGAAGTGACGCTCAGTGGCTAATCATGTCATAGAACTTGACCCGCTCGACCCGTTCAGCGTAATGGCTGCGGGTGTGAAGTACAGACGACTGATGAAAGAGTTCGACCAGAAAGTCGATACGTTTCTTGAACGGCTTGCCGAGCGGGGGCGCGAGGTTCTGGATGAACTTGGATACACGGTAGATGGCGGTGAGATTACCGTCACTGTCGAGCCGATTGACAACGGGTACATGATAAACGCGGCTGGCAAAGGCGTTGTGTTCTTGGAGTTTGGCGCTGGGGATACAGTGAACTCTGGGAATATGTATGTCGATGAGATGCCGTTTGATGTAGCGTCAGGTTCATATTCGGAAGCGAATGACGGTCTGTACGCCATCACCCGTGAAGTCTTCGGACAAGGTTGGTGGGAGTTCGGCGGTGTGAAGTACACAGAAATCATGCCGCGAAACGGTATGCAAACTGTCTACGAAACCCTTATGCAAGAGTGGCGCGAAATCGCAAGGGAGGTGTTCGCATGAATGTTACAAGAAACGCGGTGTATAGCTACGTTTACGATGAGGTAAAGGCGGCGAACGCCTCTGTATACATCACAAGTGTATACGAACCTACCTTTGCGAAACTCCCCGCGGTAGTCCTCCGCGAGATTGGCGATTTTCGCAACAGCGAGAATATGTCTTTCACCGGGGCGCAGGGAGTCAGGACATCGACCTTTGAGGCGCAAGTCGTTAGCGGCAAGACCAACGGGTCGCTGTCCGAAGCATATACTATTCTGGATGCCGTAAGAATGGCATTCTTCAAATTGCACTACAACGAGACGAATGCGGTCATTATTGAAGATGGCAGCACAGGGCGTTTTCGTTTGCGTGCATCGTATAGACGGGTGATTGGCGACTACGACCCGATGCCATCAGTATCGACAGTCTCAACGCCGACTCCAACCCCGTCAGCACCATAATTTAGTAAAGGAGATTTACCGATATGGCTGGTGAAGTATCGAGTGCTGGCATCAAAATCAAATATGCCGTAGAAACTTCTGCTGGCGTGCGCCCGACCACAGGGTATCTGGAAAAGGCAAGTTCCGCAACGCTGAAGATTGCGGAGTATGTTACGGGTATCTCTGGTCTGACTGCCGACTTTGAACAGTATGACGTTACGCCGCTTTCCGAGACGCAGCGCCATCGCTTCGTCAAAGGCTTGCAGGGCAATGACGGCAACCTGAGTCTCGCGTGCAATATCAACCCGACATCCAGAACCGACTGGGGTCTGATTGTCACGGCATACGAAGCGCTGACAGACGGCAAGGGTATGTGGTTTGAGTTCACTCTTCCGGGCGATACGCAGAGCGCATTCTTCCGCTGCATCCCGTGTCCTATGGGATTCCCTGATGTGGAAGCGGCGAGCGCAGTGCAGGGCGCGGTTCAGTTGATTGAGAACCAGTATGACGGGTGGCAGACGAAATCCACATAACAACGAATAAACGGGCGGCTTTAAAACCGCCCTACTGAATAGGAGGATAAGATGGCAAAGAGTGAACGCACAAAGATTGAGTTTAACTACGGCAACAAGCACTACTGCCTGATGTACACGGCAAACAGCCTCAAAAAGCTGGAGCGCAACGGGGTCAAATTCAACAAGCTGGAAGACATGGTTTTCACTGCTCCCGAAGTGTTGTTTCGCGGCGCTTTTTACGCGAATCATCCTACGGAGTCGGAGAGAACAATCCACGAAATCTATCTTGCGCTCAAGCGGACGGCAGAGGACGCAACACCAGAGTATGACGAGGATGGTCATGAAATCGACCTACTTGCCCAGACCCTTGGTGACATGATTGCGGAGGCTGTGGAAGAGTTCACAGGGCGAGGAGAAAAGGGAAACGTGGTCTGGAAAGTGACGTAACCGCATCGGCACTTTCCAATGAAGATGAGACGCGTGTAGAACAAAGTTTCGGAGAGGTTTTAGACAAGCTATGTGCTTATTATATGGCACTTGGTGTGCCGTGTGATGAGTTCTGGGACGGAGACTACACGCGTCTCAAATACTATGTGGACAAGCATAGAATTGCGGTAGAGCAGCAAAACGAGCAGTTATGGCTGCAAGGGGTTTACTTCTACGAGGCGCTTTCTGTGGCGCTTGCACAGGCGTTCAGCAAGCATTCTCAGGCGAAGTATCCCGAAAAGCCATACCGACTGACCCCGCTGTCCGAGGAAGAGCAGGAACTTGAAAACCAGAAGAAAGTTGAAGAGTTCCGAGCGCAACTGATGGCGGCAGGGAGACGTTTTGAGGCAAAGCACAAACAGGAACAAGGTGGTGACAAACCTTGATTGTAGATAACTTAGAGTTTCACATAAAGCGAACTGGTGATACTGCTGCAAAGGGTACAGACAAGCTAAAGAAATCTCTCAACGGTCTTAAAGGCGCTTCTGGCAGCGCGAGCAAAGGTCTTGGTGGACTGCTTCACACAATGGGCAGACTCGCAAAGATGATGGTGCTTCGCCAGATCATCCGCGCCATTATGAAAGCGATGAAAGAGGGTCTGGAGAACGCCTATCAGTTCAACAGCATGGTGGGCGGCGAGATGTCAGCAGCTTTGGATGCTCTGAAATCTGCTGCACAGCAAACCACTGGTGCGCTGGGATCTGCGTTTGGCGAAATGATTGCGAACGTTGCGCCGATTCTCATCCGCTTGCTTGAACTGATAAGCAATGTAGCGAATGCGTTTTCACAGTTGATGGCAGTCCTTGGCGGCAGGAGCAAATACACCAAAGCGGTTGCGTCCTCCGAGAAGTGGGCGAAGTCCACGGAGAAAGGCGCAAAGGCAGCCAAAGAATGGAAGAACCAACTGATGGGATTCGATGAAATCAATCGGTTGGAAGACCAGAGTGACAACGGCAGTGGAAGTGGCGGCGACTCCCCGTATGAGGGCGCATTTGAACTTGCTGATGCGACAAACGAATGGGCATCGCAACTCCGTCAAATCACGATGGATTGGTGGAATAGCCTCAACTTCGACCCGCTGATTAATTCATGGGATAGGCTGAAGACATCTCTTAAAGGACTTGCCAGCGTTATTGACGATTATCTCTATGCCGCTTACACAGAAGTCCTCCTCCCGCTTGGGCAATGGACAATTGAAGAGGGACTGCCAGCGGTAATCAATATGCTGGCATCTGCGTTTGAGTTCCTGACAGATGCACTGGAGTTCTTGAAACCATATGCACGCTGGGTCTATGAAGAATGGCTCAAGCCGCTTGCCAATTGGGTCGGAGATCATTTCGTATGGGCAATGTGGCGCGTGCAGGATGCATTCGTACAAGCGAGGGAATATATCAAGACGCTCGCCGGGTTGAGTCCCGCAGAGGTTGTAAACAAACTGTGGAACGACTTTATCACAGCGATGCAGAGAGTCGATTGGATGGGTCTTGGCAGGAAGATTATCGAAATGCTCAAGAAAGCCATCTCGCTTGTAAAGGACGCAATTACGAGTGATACATTTGCAAGCATTGTAAAAAAAGCTGCACAGGCGGCTGGCGTTGCTGTTGGAGCGGGACTTGAAATCATCTGGGGAGCGTTTGTTGAACTCTTACAGACGTTGCTGAACAAAGTCATAGATTGGTCAAACAACATGGAAGAGGCTGGCACGAATTTGATTCTTGGTCTTCTTCAAGGCATTTGGAACATGATGACGGGCATCTGGAATTGGGTGAAAGAAAACATCTTCCAACCATTCTGGGATGCAATGTGTGGCGTATTTGGAATCCATTCTCCGTCAACTGCAATGGAAGAGATTGGCGGCTATATTATCGAGGGTTTGTTCAACGGCATAACCAGCGGATTCCAGTGGATTCAGAGCGCAGTCGATACCATACTTGGCATTTTCTCCACCATTATTCCATCTGTACAGCAGATTTGGAATGATGTCGGGAACGGATTAAGCAGCGCATTTGCAAACTTTGGCACGGTAGCACATGGATGGTTGCAGAACGTCATTGATGGTCTTAACCATGTGATTTCCAAGGTTGGGCAAGCGTTGAGTGGATTGAATCAGGTTGCCAACAAGCGTGCAGCAGAAATAGAAGCAGATGGCAGTGTTTACCTCCCCGGATTTGCATCTGGCGGTTTCCCAGAGGGTGACTTATTCATGGCACGCGAGGGCGGTATGCCTGAGATGGTTGGGCGCATTGGGAACAGAACTGCTGTCGCCAACAACGACCAGATTGTCGCCGCAATCAGTGACGGCGTATTCAGTGCAGTCGTGAGCGCGATGGGTTCATCTGGTGGCAATAATACGCCTGTGAACATCTATCTGGATGGCAGCGTGATTGCCCGTAGCACGACAAAATATCAGCGGCAGTTTGCCCGCGCTGGCACGATGTAAGGAGGCAATATGAGACTTGTAGTAAACAATGTGGATATGATTCCTTACATCGCGCAGGGTGGCGTTAAGTGGCAGCGGAATGACATCGACTCGCCCAATACCGGGAGAACTTTATCGGGCAAAATGATGCGCGGTCGGGTAGCGACAAAGATTCGCCTCGACATCACTTGCAAACCGCTGAAAGCAAGCGAACTGTCAATTGTGCTGAATGCGATTTACCCGCAGTACGTTACTGTGTACTATGATGACCCCATGTCAGGGTATGTGCAGAAGACGATGTACTCCAACAATAACCCTGCGTCTTATCTGCTCCCGCAGCAAGATGGAGACGATTTGTGGACGGGTGTGACGTTCCCGCTGATAGAACAATAACGTTGTAGGTAATGAAATGAAAGCAGCATCGTCAACATACAAAATACTTCGTGCTGTGGATACATCGCAGTACGAATGGCGTGTACTCCAAGGGGAGAACATTTATGAGTTAGATCAGCTTAAAAGCATTACTGTTTCCTTTGCGTTAACAACCAAGAGCGGGATTGATATTGGCAATGCCAACGCTGCCGAATGCCGCATGACGCTTATCGAAGAATCTGCCAACTGGCAGCGGATGGCGCAGTTCACAATTCAGTTCCGCATCTGCACTCCTGCTGGCACAACAAAGTCCGAGTGGATAACGCTTGGCGTGTTTTATACAGACGAGCGAAGCGAAGACAAGGCTGGCAATCTGTCCATCATCGGATTCGATGCGATGCTGAAGCTGGAGCAAACTTGGGCAGACAAGATTCCAGAGCAGTATCTTCCTGCATCTTTTCCGATTACCGCATACGCATGGGCAAACATGATCGAGTTGGCAGGACTCGCCGACTTCGAAGACCTTACGCAGCTTGACAATACAACAGCGTTTGTGGGGTTGAACACGACTTCAACTATTAGGGACGTTCTGAAATCCATTGCGGCAGTCCACGCTGGCAACTGGATGATGACAACGAGCGAAACGCTGAACCTCATGCAGTTCGTCAACGTTGACCTAGAGGAAACGTCAACATACTTCAACCTTGAGTTGGCAATGCAGGATATGGACGATAGTCCCGCTCTGGATGCTGTCTCAGGCGTTCACTTGGAAACCGAGATGGGTACTGTGATGGAGTCGGGCGATGCGTCCGGGTACATGGTAAAGGCTGTGTGTGATGTGTCCTCCACAACGGGAGTGTCAGAACTGTGCTTGAGCAAGATCGAAGACTATGTGTTCCGACCGTTTGAGGCAGACATAGCATACCTCGACCCGCTGGCAGACCTTGGCGACTCCGTGAAGATTGATGGCACGATTTACCAGATTCTCGCCATCGATTGGACGCTGGAGAAAACTCCGACCGCGACTGTGTCTGCCCCATACGACAATGAGATCGACCATGAGTACACCGTACCGAATGCGGATACAAAGACGTACCGCAAGGCGATGTCGCTTGTGGACGAGAAGATGGACGATTATGTCCCGTGGGATGAGTTCGCCACAGCGATTGAGCAGAACGAGCAAGCGGTTGTAATCGCAGCATCCCACACATATGTCACGCAAGCAGTATACGATGCCCAGATTGCGGAGATTCAGTCCCAGCTTGACGGCAGCATCCAAACATGGTCTGGCAACGCAGTTCCGACACTGAGCAACGCTCCTGCGGTCGATTGGAACACGCCGGGTCTAAAGGCAGAACACGTTGGTGATACCTACTTTGTCAACAGCGATGCGGGCATCCCAGAAGCAGGGAACTACTACCGCTTTGAAGTTAACAATGGCGTATATAGTTGGCAGTTGCTCACGGACAGTGTGCTGACCGAAGCACTTGCACAGGCGGCGGCAGCACAGGCAGCAGCAGCGGCGGCACAAAGCACAGCGAATGCGGCAAACACAACGGCGCAGTCAAAAGGCAGAATCTTCGTAGTAGAACCTACTCCACCATATGACGTTGGCGACTTGTGGTTCAATAGCACGCAAAGTGTCATCAAAGTGTGCATGACCGCGAGGGCATCTGGCAACTATGTGGCGAGCGATTGGGTCAAGCGGGATAACTACACTGACATTGATTCTCTGGAAGACTATCTGGCGAATAACAGTGTTACTATTGCCGCGCTCAGAGAGCAAGTAGACCAGAAAGCAGAGACGTTTTACCAGAGTGCCGACCCTGCTATCGATTGGGGCGTTCATCCTGCTGGCGTGGCGATTGCCGGGTTAGATGTAGTTGGTATTTCTGGAATAATTGCAACGCAACACGCAGGAGATTTGTGGTACAGAACCACCGACAACACAACGTGGTACTTCAACGGTACAACTTGGGAGCAGCAAAATGTCCCAGAAGATGTCTTCGACAAGATAGACGGCAAAGCGCAAGTGTTCATCAGCGAACCATATGCTCCATACAACGTTGGCGATTTGTGGTTTGATTCCGATACTGCCGATGTAATGACTTGCGTACACGCAAGAACAGAGGTTGGATTTGCTGCAACTGACTGGCAGAAGCGGAATAAGTACACGGATGATACCGCTACAAATCAACTCCGTGAGGAAGTTACTGCCGAGTTTGAGGTTCAAAGCGATGCGATCAGCGCAAAGGTCAGCAGAACGGGTGGTAGTAACAGCACGTTTGGCTGGACGCTAACGGATTCTGCACACACTTGGTACTCAGGTAGCCAAGCAGTGATGAGCATTAGCTACCAGAATGGTCTTGTTGTTAAGGGCAATATCACGGCTACCTCTGGATACATCGGGAACAGTTCGCAGGGGTTTGAAATTACATCCACCGCGATGCGGAACGGGATGACCTCGCTGTCTGATACATCTCACACTGGCATCTATCTTGGTACAGACGGCATTGCGCTTGGGCAAGGCAAATTCAAGGTAACATCTGCTGGCGTACTGACGGCACGGAGCGGATATATCGGCAACGGGACGAATGGGTTTACAATTGGCGACAGCAATATCCGCAACGGCATGAACTCGTTGACTGATACTACGAACAATGGCGTATACATTGGGACAAACGGCATTGCTCTTGGCGCAGGAAAGTTTAAGGTAACAAGCGCTGGCGCGATTACGGCTACATCTGGCGCAATTGGTGGGTTTACCATTACAGCCTCATCTCTATACAACGGGATGTCATCGCTTTCCAGCACATCGGATGGCGTATATATAGGTACGGATGGGATCGCGCTTGGCGGTGGGAAATTCAAAGTAACCCGTGATGGTAGTCTTGAGGCAGAGAACGGGTATTTCGCTGGGTATGTTATGGCGGGTCAAATTCTCTCTGACTATACAAGTCCGGGGTATGGACTTGGCACTTATCACGGTGGAGGTTTGACACAATATTCTGTCAGTGGCGGTTCTGGCGGGCAAATTGCTCAGTACACTGTTACTGGTGGTTATGGTGGAAACATAGGATATAATACTGTAGCTTATGGCAACTCAGAATATACTTCTACGCTTGACCAAGTCGGATATAACGCATCTAACATTGCTTCTTTGCAAACGCAAGTGGCAACGATTTCAGCGGGTTATTTTAACTCAATTTCTACAAGCCAGATTCTTTTCCAAGATTGGTATTTCTATGTACATGATGGATATGTGAGGGCAGCTTACGCATGATGAAAATAACTACTGAAACGGGAAAAGACTTCCCAACAAAATGGTTTGGAACATCAACCATTGATGGTGCGTTTAGAGCGCATCTTATCGGAGAAACAATGGGCAATGCGTTTGCTGTTTTCTCCAACCCAGCAGAAACGAGTAAACTCTTGCTTTCCCGCGATTCAATGACTCCACCAGAAGAACTGATTGGATATACGACACTTCAAGGTGTAACAGCGGAAGCCGATGGAGTCATTATAAGTCTAAAGAATGGGTGAATTGCTTATGGATAACGAAACAGTAACCCTGCAAAAGCAGGAAGTATACACCGTAATTAACACACTGAAGAAGATTCGACCAGATGGGTTCAAGAGCATGGATAGGGTTGTTGGGTTGGTTATGTTTTTTGAGAACAAATTAAATCAGCAATCTAATCCTATTGAACAGATGGAAGAGGCGATGAACAATGGCGCTGGTTAAACGAACATATGTTGACGGTGAAACCATAATCACCGCGCAGAACTTGAACGACATTCAAGACGAAATCATTGCGCACGCAAGTACATTTGTCCCAAACACAAGGACAATTGGCGGCGTTTCTTTAGCGCAAAACAGAAGTGTTGCCGATATTGGCGCTGCGCCGACATCGCACGCATCTGCATCTACGACTTACGGCAAAGGCACAAGTTCCAATTATGGTCATGTGAAGATCAGTGATTCGTTGACTGACACTACAACTGCGTCTACGGGTGGCACAGTCCCAAGCATGAAAGCGGTAAGTGATCTAAATACTGCAATTGGGTCTGTAGAAGATAGCTTAACGCTTAATTCTTTCGAAAACATCACTCTGGTTGACAATGCTTACGTTGACAACACAAACGGAAATTTCGTTTCGTATAACGGTTGGCAGAGAACAGACTACATTCCCGTTGAAAGCGGGAATACATACATTATAATGACAACGAATGGGTCATCCTATAATGCTGTTTATGACAGCAACAAAAACTTCATTCGGTCGTTCCAAGTAGGCAAGCCATCAACAGAGATGTCATTTGCATCGAACGAAAAATATATTGCGATGTCTTTCGTATCTCTGACAAATGTTGTCAAGATTAAGATAAAAACGCTTTATGATGATATTGTGCCGAATACGATCAAAGTAATGACGTTCAATGTAGGGTTGTATAATTATGGAACATCTGAGGGAATCCCATCCGCACAGTATAACGAAAAAATAGTTAATTACCGCAGATTTTTCGGTGAACAAGGCGTAAATATTGCAGGATTGCAAGAAACGCCTGTCAATGTTAGTTCCGGGCATGAGGCTTTTGCGGATTTATACTCTGGTTATTTCAATTACCGTAGAGAAAACGGACCATATTTGTCTATTTATAGCAACATCCCGTTGAAATCGACAGGGTTCAGCAGTTTTTCAACGGGGAGAGCATATAACTACGCAACCTTTGACCTTGCAGGAAACGATGTTTATTTTCTTAACGTTCATTATCATCCGTCAAACGCAACATACCGCGCAACGGAAATCGGCGAAACATTAGCGCTTCTTGATGAACATGAATATAGCATTTTGACAGGGGACTTCAATCTTGCGCCCGGAAGTGAGCAATCAACACAGTATGCAAGATTTACTTCGGCAGGGTACAAGCTTGGCAATCTTGGATGGTTTGGCGATTGGTGGACATGGAGTACGAACCAAGCAGACTTTTCTAATTATGATAATCCGAGCGGAACTGTTTGGTATATCGACACGGTTATTGTTTCTTCAAATCTGTATTTCAAGAACGTGTACTGTCCCAATACTTACGCAAAGTTATCGTCAGACCACATTCCATGCGTTGCTGAAATATCTTTGTACTGAGTGATTTAAAATAACCAATTTAGTTGACTCAGCAATTTCCTCAGTCAACTAAACGATGCAAAACGCAAGGGTCTGCGGTTGCGGTGGGCAACGATAAAAAACCCATCTTTGCTATGTTGTTGTGGAAATCAAACTGTCCACCCTCTGGGCAACCGTGAAAGTCGGTTTATAACACACAAAGCGAGGTGCTTTTATGTGGGTAGTTAACAAACAAACCCTCCAGATGACTGAGGGCGATTGGGGCATAGATTTGCCCATTACCATTGACGGTGTAACGCTGACCGCCAGCGATGAGGTCATGGTCACAATCAAGACCGACAAGAATGGCGATACTGTCATTGTCAAGAACTATGCCAACATCAGCGACAACACAATCAATTTGTCACTAACGGAAGCGGAAAGTGCATTGCTGGAAGTCGGCACATATGTCTATTCGCTCGACTGGTATCAGGACGGAGCGTTCCTTTGCAATATTATCCCCGCCGCGTCATTTAAGGTGGTGGATAAGGCGTGAACGCAACTGTCACGTTTATCCCTGCACAACTTAATGTTGATGTTATCCCGCCAAGCATTGAAGCGTCAACCGGGACTCCAATTGCAAGGGACTATGTGGAGCGTGATCCTTATGAGGGTACATATGTGGTTACGCCAAGCGATCAGGAACAGATGTTGGAAACTAAGAACTTGCGGATGACAGACAATGTTGTGGTGGGCGCGATTCCACAAAACTATGGAGAAATAACATGGGACGGCAGTGTGATTACCGTTTCGTAAAGGAGAATAAATATGGCACATCCATCGGTTGTTATCAATAGCGTGGTTTATGCCGCTTGCCCGGAGGTAGATATTCCGATAAGCGGGGGCGGCACAGCGAAATTTTATGATGCATCACAGACGAACGTGGCGGCTGGTGATGTAAGAAGCGGAAAAGTCTTTGTCGGCGCTTCTGGTGAAGATACGGGGTCGCTTGCAGACAACGGGTCAACGAGTGGCACAATCAGCACAAAAGCTGGAACTGTGAATATTCCTGCTGGCATCACATCAGGCGGCACTGTATCTATCAGTTCAACAGAACAGGCGAAGATCATTGCAAGCAATATAAAGTCTGGCGTAACAATCCTTGGCGTATCTGGGTCGCTTGCGTTGCCGTCTATTTCTCAGGATGGTACGACAAAGATTCTGTCCATCTCCTGATAGGAGGTGGTATTATGGCAAATCCGAATATAAGTTTGCTTGGAGCGACATATAGCGGCGTGGCTGGCGTGACGTTGCCAAAGTCGGGTGGAGGCACAGCCACGTTCCCTTGGGTAGAGGGCAGTGAAACCAAGACCGCCAACGGCACATACGATGTAACGAATCTTGCCGAGTTAGTGGTGAATGTATCTGGTGGCGGTGGCAGCGTGTCTTTCGATACAAAGACTGAAACAGCATCAAACTATCCCGTCAGTCTGCAATTTACGTCAATGAAAGGGCAGCCGAAAGCCTTTGTGTGCAGATTAAACGCACAAGTCTCTTCGTCAGGCAACACAACCTACTATTATATTGTAGACATTTCCGCATTTGGCACTACGACACACGGCAACTGTTTCCGTATTGGCGGCACAAGGCGAATAGACAATATAACGTCTGGCTATTCATGGTCTTACAGCGGGACAACGTTGACAATTACATCGTCAGCGGCATCACGTTCTGCATCGCCCGGTGCTTTCTATAGTGGTTCATATGAACTTCTATATGCTTATTAAAGAGGTAGCAACATGACAGAAGAAGAATTAGAAATGTTTATTGACGCAATTCTGAGGGACAGCCGATGAGCGAGCAGACGATTTACAACGCTCTTCGTACGGGCGGCTTATCCCGCGTTGGCGTCTGCGCGATGATGGGCAACATGGCGATGGAAAGCGCATTGATAAGCACGAACGTGGAAGACCGCTGCACTATGAGCGACTTCGATTATACTCATGCGGTTGACACGGGTACAATAAGCAAGCATCAGTTTGTCCATGATTCTTTCGGATACGGTTTATGCCAGTGGACGTTTTATGCACGCAAGGAGAATCTGTACAACCTTGCGAAAGAAAAGGGCGTGTCCATTGGAGACGAGGCAATGCAGTGCGACTTCTGCATATGGGAACTAAAGAACGAAAACGCTGGTTTGTACAGTTTCCTCTGCGTGACCGACAACATCACCGAAGCTGCGAAAAGAATCTGCGCTGAGTATGAGCGCCCTGCCTACAACAATTTCGCTGACCGCATTAATGCGGCGCAGAAGTATTTCAACCTCCTTGCTGCCAATGATACGTCTACAAACGATACGGAGTGCGGCGATGATTCCTGCCCCGTAGAGATTCCAGAAGCAGAAACCGTTGGCGTGCAAGTGCGGATTCTGAAGAGGGGTTGCCTTGGGCGTGATGTATTTCTCCTCCAGTGTGGCTTGTTTGACATGGGGTATGATTGCGGTATGCCCGATGGAGACTATGGCATAAACACAGAGAGCGCAGTGAAAGAACTCCAGCGTAAGAACGGCGTTACGGCAGATGGCGTAGCGGATTGGTTCGTTTGGCAAACAGTGTTAAGTGAGAGGTGATGCGGATGAAGTATTTATCTCTGGCGATGTGTGGTGTCTTGTTTTGGCTTGGTAGGGAATACTACAAAGCTGTCAGGCACGAATTGTATCAGGTGTGGGACTCGATGAACGAGTTGAAAGGAGTTCAAAAATGAGATTACCAGATCAGGTTTACGACATCTTAAAATGGCTGGTTGTTATCGTTCTCCCAGCGTTTGGAGCGCTCTGGGCGGGACTTAGCCAGATATGGAATCTTCCATACCCATCGGAAATTCCTGCGACCGTGACGGTTGTATGCACGTTTTTGGGCGCTATCCTGTGTATTAGCACAGCACAGTACAACAAGGATAAGCAAGACGAGTAAAGGAGCGCGTCAATGGTAGTTACATGGCAGACGATAATCACAGCGGGCGCGGTCTTGGCTGCCATCGTTGCGATTCTCAAGTATTACAACAAAAGCTATGACTGGGTTAAGGCGCAAGGTAAACAGGAGGACGAGATCAAGTCGATCAAGGACGAGCAGGAACTTCTCACATTCGGCGTTCTTGCTTGCCTCAAAGGACTGAAAGAGCAGTTAGGCTGTGACGGGACGGTCACAGAAGCAATCGATAAGATCGAGCATCACTTAAACGCCAAAGCACATTCATAATTTAATTGCAACGTCCCGAATGCGGGGCAGAGTGTAAAACCGAAAGGACACTTGGGAGGAAAGGTTGCAAACAAATCGAACCGCCAAAAATGAGCCGCCACTCAACCTCTTACGGGGATAGTGGCGGCATTTTCTTTTGGAGGTGGCATTATGCCCGACTACAGCAACAGCGAGATGCGCCGCGTCATAGACGAGTATGTCCGCAACCCACGCTACCGTTCCTTGCTCTACCTACGGTACTGCGAGGGCGCAACGTATGATGAGATTGCCGAGCGCATCAACTACTCTCCACAGCACGTTAAGCACATTTGTAGAACATACCGTGATAAATTAATAAGCCATTTATAAGCCATTCATCCACCATCTGCTTGCTCGCGGGTGGTGGTTCTTTTTTATACAATAGCCTCAGAAACGAGGTGATTGCATGGACGGGTACGACAACGACTCCCTACTTCTGCTGCTCGATGACGACCTCTTCCCATGCGATGACGAGCCAGAGGAAAGGAGCGAAAGATAGTGTTTGATAACAACTACGCACAGACCTTGCAAGACCAGATAGGGCAACTCAGCAAGCTGCTTGGCGTTCAGAACGGGATTCCCGCGCAGGAGACAACCGCCGCTATGAGTGCGAACAAATTCGACTGTGTAGACGGCTTAGAGGGCGCGAGGGCGTTCCTTGGGAAGATGCTGGCAAGCAGCAAGCACATTGTGTGGGACAACAACCGCGATGCGTTCTACGTCCTCCAGAAAGACGCGAACGGCACTCCTGCCCGCATCCAAATCTGCCTGTACACTGTCGAACTGGAGCAGACGATGGAGGAGCAGATGGAAGAGAAGTACGTCACCAAGGACGATTTCAACGCCCTGATGGCGAAATTGGATGGCTTATTAAATTGAGGAGGTAGACAATGGCAAATTCGTTAATGTCGATTCTGAGCGGTTTTGGCGGTGGCAATAACAATATCATGATGCAAGCATTGGGAGCGATGATGCGTGGCGAGTCTCCGCAGACGTTCATGCAGAATCTTGCTCGCACGAATCCCGCTCTGCAAGGCTTAGACCTGACCAACATCAATGCGACTGCACAGAAAGTCTGCAAAGATCATGGCGTAGATGCAGACAAGCTGACGGCTGAGATCAAACAGACCATCGGCAACATGAAATGATTTCTCTTCCAGCGCTGGGGTGAAATAAATATTTTTTTGTGAGGTGAATACAATGGGCAACCTTGGAGATTGGATTGGCGTATTTCTTATTATCGCCGTCCTTTTCGGTAATGGCGGTCTTTTCGGCGGCGGCAGAGAATCTGTTTCTGATGCCGTGAATGCTGCCATCAACAACCAGACCACTCAGGCAAGCCTGAGAGATGTTCTGCTGTCTTCCGCAAACAACAACTATGAAACCGCAATGCTTATCAGCAACCAGACACGGGACTATATGCAGTCCAACTACACGAACCAGATTAATGTCGTGCAGGGATTCAATGCAATCCAAGCCGCTCTCGCTGGCATCAGCAATCAGATCGGCACTTGCTGCTGCGACATTAAGTCCACGCTGTTGCAGGATAAGTACGATGCGGCAATCCGCGAGAATGCTCGTCTCCTTGCTGACAAGAGCAACGCAGACCAGAGTGCCTACCTCCTGTCCGTCATGGGCAAGTGGGTCGCAAATCCGTCTGCTACCTAACCAACTGTTGGCGGGCAGGGGCAACTCTGCTCGCCCCTTTATAGGAGGTTAATATGGAAATCATCAAGAAACTATCTGAACTGATAAACGAAGAGGTTCATGATGCAGAGAAGTACGCCAAGCTGGCGCTGAAGTACAAAGAGGAGCGCCCGGAACTGGCGCGGACATTCGACACTCTGTCATATCAGGAGATGGATCACATGACCGCCCTGCACAACGCGGTGGTCAAGATCATCGAGGAATACAGAAAGACGAACGGCGAGCCGCCAGAATCAATGATGGCAATTTACGACTATCTGCACGAACGGGACATCGAAAAAGCAGCGGATGTCAAGCGGCTGCAATCAATGTTCCGACCATAACAAAAGCGGTAGAGAAATCTACCGCATTTCTGTACGATTTCTGTACGATTAGCCACCAGCATTTACCAGCAATTTCCAGCAATTTCCAACAAGAGGCGAATCAAAGAAAATGCTTTAAAAGTGCTTAAATGCAAAGAAAAACCGCCAAAATCGAACATTTTTTAATCGATTTAGACGGTTTTTACATGGTGCGAGAGAGGAGACTTGAACTCCTATAAAATCCAAGTAAATCGGGGGTTCTCTCAAACTGTACGATTTGCTGTACGATTTACAATTCATTTCCGCAGTCTGGGCAGAACTTAAAAACGTGACCGTCCTCTGCCGACAAGTAGGTGCTTCCGCAACGGGAGCATTTCTTTTTTGCCCCAAGGCGCTGCTCCATGACGTACTTGTTTGCCTTGTTCAGAATCTTAGTTGTGTGCTGCTTTTCCAGTTCCGTGTAGATGTCCTGTGTGACAAGGATGGAGGAATGCCCCATGACCGTTTGCGTGTCCTTGGCATCGATCTCCGCGCTGTGCATGATGCCAGCGAACGTGTGGCGCATCTGATGGGCGGTGGCGGTCACACCCGTGTCACGGCGGTATCGTTTCAGCGCCGTCTCATATGGGGACTTCCGAGGCAGACCGTCAGGGAAGAAGATGAACGTCTCAGGGTCATCGTATTGCGGCAGGATTTCCAACACGTTGTCGAACAGGAGGACAGTGCGCTCGCCAGCCTCAGTCTTCGCACTCTGCTTCACCACGGGGTCTTGCCCGTCAAAGGCGAGGTCTTTGTAGATGGAGGCAGTATGCGCTTCACGGTCTATGTCTTTCTCCTGCAAGACAACGCACTCGCCAACGCGGCATCCTGTGTACTCCATAAAGTAGTATAGGCGAGCAATGAGGCTATCCGTCTTGTGCGCTTCGATCAGCGCAACGTCTGAGTCAGATGCAGGGCGGCGCTTCTTGGCGGCTGCGCCTTTCACTGTCGGCACGGAGAGCATCGGGTTGTCAGTTATATCTCCACAAGCAATCGCGTGTTGTAGGATGCCGTTGAGGACAGATTTGCGGTCGTTGATACCGCGCTGGGCATACCCCTGCGCTGATAGTTTACTGAGCCATTGGAAGATACGCTGCGTTGTCAACTCGTTTATAGGAATGTCGCCAAGCACACGTTTGATCTCGCCGACCTTAGCGGTGTAGCTGGTCATGCTGTTCAAAGAGATGTGCTTCTGTTTCTCTTCCCACCACTCATCTGCGATCTCCTCCACAGTCTTCGATTTGACCGCAGGAGCGGCGTTGAGAGACTTTTCGAACGCATCTATACTCGCGTCTACCTCATCATCTGTCTTGCCATAGAAGTGCTTTACGCCGCAGAAGTCAGCGACCCCAAAGTGGTCATACTTCCGCATCGTCTCTTTCCAGCCATTCTTGCGAGTCTTATATTTTTCGTATTTCGCCCTGCGCCCCATCAGAGTTTGACTTCAAAAACTCTGCCGCAATCTTGGCACATCATTTTGACTTTCTTCTTCCCGTTGAACCCTGTGAGCGCCCCAATGGCAACCAGAGGGAGTGCGACTGCTCCAACAACTGCTGTTGCGGCAGCGCCTCCAGCCGCTCCGACAACACTCTTGCCAGCACTGAACTTCTTCTTGTCTGTGAGCGGGATACAATTAACCGATTTGCATCTCCAATTCGGGCATTGAATTTTCTTCGCCATGTTATCCTCCTGTCATTGCATACATTTTTCTGTGAGGTGTATGATTTGCTTTATAATCTCGTCCTTTTGGTCTAAGCGGTCAATCAGTCGATTAATTAGTTCGTTTTTGCGGTCTAACTCTTCGCGCTGCAAGTCTATGATGACTCTCAGCGCTTGGTTTTCTTCTTCTTGCGGATTCTCGTCAGTAGTCCCATCAAGACTCCTGATTGCCTCAACAATAGGGAGCAGAGTTTCTTCATACTTAAAACTTTGCGCCTTGTCTTCTGAATCTGGCGCAAAAACCCTACGCAATGTAGACAGAGAGATGGCAGGAATACCATTTTCTGTCATTGCGTCAAGAATATTAGCATAGGTAATTTTCTTCGATTGCTTAATGCTTTTTGCTTCTTTGATTAATTCTTCTGGAGCAGCACCCATGTTCATCTCCTGTTCCCGTGAACAATTTTTAAGCATCTTTTAAGCATTGTAATGTTCACGATGTTATTGTATTATCATAGCAACAAAGTGGATGGCAGTCAAGGCTTGGCGGCTCGATTGGCTGCCTCCACAATTAAATAATAAAGGAGAACGGGGCAATGTCTGACAGAGATAGAATCATAGAAATAATTATCAACCACCCTGATCTTGCTGGGACGATACGAGAGATTCTATCACTGGTCGTACAGCGGCAAGATTCTGAGGATTCAATTTCCGCAGAGCATCAATAGCCGCTCGCTGGTTCTCATTCAAATTTGATAAATCGAAATCCGCTTCCTGCCCGTCACTATTTGTGGCGGGTTTTTCTTTGTCCTGTGCAATCAGTTCATCAATAGACACATTAAAATATTCGGAAATCTTTTTCAAGGTTGCCATGTTTGGGTTCGTGTTTGTTGCTTTCCATTTCGCCGCGACATTTCTGGAAACGCCCATATCTTGGCAAGCCTTGTTTTTTGATACCCCTTTTTGCTTACACAAGTATTCAAAATAGCTATAAAACACGTTATCACACCTCCGATTTTTGTGCATGGTTAACAAGATTACCTAAATTATCAAAAAACCGTTGACATGATAACTAATGTATGCTATAAATACGAATGTGAACAAAAGTTATCACGAAAGATAATAAAAGTAATCTCTGCTGTATTTGATTAGTGGTGTATTCAATATAGCATATATGATAACTTTTGTCAACAAATAATTTCAAAAGATTACTTTTGTTGAAAGGAGGTATATGATGCCCGAAAAATGGACTGGTGAAGTAGTTGGCATTATGCACGTTAACCGCATTTCCTATCAGCTTTTGGCAGACAAAATCGGTTGGCACGTTAAGTACCTATCCGCGGTTATGAACGGTCATAGGAAGCCAGCGGGTGCAGAGCGCATGGTAAAGGATGCTCTGAACGAAATTCTCAGTGAAATAGGGAGTGTGGAGTAATGAGCCGAGAGACAGAAACTTATCGTCTGGAGTTGGAACAACTTCGGGCGGCATTCCCCAACAAAATAATCATTAGCAGAAGCGAATTGATGAATTACCTTGGAAGAAAGAGGTGGTGGCTTGACAGTCACGGATTTACCGAAAGGGATTTTACGTTGGTTTCGGTAGCCAACAGACTCAGCAAATTAAAGTAAGAATGCCGCTCACGGAACTGCAACTTCCGCAAACGGCAATGGAAAATGGTATAGCCTTAGTATAAAGGCAGAAAGAGGAAAAGTCAAGTGAATGACGATATTTCTTTTGAAACGTTAGATTTGCTCTCCACATTGGGTATGGGTCGCAAGAACGCCAAACCCGTTGCATTGATAGCAAGGCAGATGGACGTACCCAAGCGGAGAGTAATAAAGATGATTGACTGCGCTCGCATGGAACTGGAAGACACTGCCATGTTGATTATGAACACGGGACATGGTGCATATTACACGCAGGAGGTGGCGAATGCAAGTAGAGTCGAAGAAGAACCCTTGCTACCGCTGTTCTACTCGTAGTGTCGGTTGCCACGCTGTATGCCCTGAGTATGCCGCAAGGCACGCCGAGAACGAGGCGCGGAAAGCTGCATACAGAGAGAAGTATGCCATCGATACGGTGGTGTATGAGATCAACCGCGATGCTTCAAAGCGGAGGAAACGGAGGAAGAACATCAGATGAGAAGACAGGGCGTTAAGCGCGGCAGCAAAGCGCACAACCAGTATCTCGCAGATGTGATTGCCTCCGAAGAGCGCCGGGAGCATCAGCACTGGTGGCGCTCACGGCAGTTAGTTCTCGACTGCATGACCATCGCTTTCGGGCAGTTGGTTACAGAGGATTTGGAACGGGAGGATGTCTTTGAACTCCAGCGGAAGTTAACTGAGAGATACATGAAGCTGGAACATGACGTTGCATATGCGGTGACTGATGAGTCCGCAGAAGCGGCGATGAACAAAGACAAGGTTGGCTCGATCTGGTGCAGCATGGACGCTATCGACAGAATGATAAAGGAGTATGTTGCGCCAGAGGACTTCCTTGATTTTGATGCCAGATACAACGAGAACCGTGTCCAGCCGCTTACTAACAAGGACGAAACCATCCTTGCCCTCCAGCGTCTTGTGCAGAAACGGGATGACGAGATTACGCGACTCAAATCGCAGTTGAAACTGCAAAAGATTGCAAAGGAGAATCGCAATGGGTGACACAGCAAAGTGGTTGCGGGCGCTCCGTAATCAGAAAAAGGAACTTCAAGCGGAACTCGACCAAGTGAGGCAGGAATATGAGGCAAAGCTGCTTGTTGAACGAGAGCGTGGCGAATGGTTAAGCGAAAAACTAATCGAAGTACAGCGGCAATGTAGGTTGCTTACTTATGAGATTGAAAGAAAAGAGGTGGTGATAAGTGGTCTACAAGCAGACCTACGAGGAACGCAGAAGTTTTGGCGAAGCGCTCCGAAGACGGAGGCTGTCGCTGAGAGTGTCCCAAGCAGTGCTGGCTGGGGAGGCGGGGATATCTCCAAACACGATATCACAGTATGAGGTCAACGGCATGGGCATCACTTTGCTGACAGCGTTGAATATTATCGATGCTCTTGATTGGAGTCTGGAGGAATGGGAAGAAGATGCCTCCCGCTTGCTCGCAAATGATAGCTGGAGGCGTGCCAACAGGAGAGGAAAGAGGGAACATGATGATGACCACCGTTCCTGACTACAACCTTGAACCTCCAACTCCGCACAAATATCCATCCTGCCCAATGTGTGGAACGGAGTTGTATGACTACGTTGTTATGGATTGTTGCGGCGACATCGTTGGGTGCAGTGAATGTACAAAAACGCTTGATGTCTATGAGTATGAGGCGGTGCTTGTCGATGAAGAATACTAAAAAGAAATCGCCTCACATCGGCATGATTCTGGAGCAGCGCGAGTGGTGTTACCACAACGAACTTGGCAAGTGGCTGCAAGACCATCCAAAAGCTACGCCTCCAGAAATTGATGAAGCGCACAGGAGGCTCGCAGAAAAATGGAAAATATAGTCGATAACTATGGTTTCGTTTACGAGGTCGTTTCCTCGTATCGGAATGGGTACAAAATTTTGTACCAAGTTAAAGGCGCAACCCCTTGCCCGTGGATTATCCGCGAACCAACAGGGTATATGCAGCGCTTCAGAAGCGAAGTAGACCTCTGGCATTACGCATTAGACAAGAAAATTTTAGAAAGAGAGGGTAAGGACGATGGGTGAAGCCATCCTTGTTTACGGGAAGAGCGGCAGCGGGAAATCCCGCTCCCTGCTGAATTTCGGCGAGGACGAAATATTCCTTGTAAACACTATCGGGAAGCGGTTGCCGTTTTCCAAAAAGTTCAAATACGAACTCCGCACGGACAGCATTGAAACCATCAAAGCAAAGCTGAAAGCGATGCCATGCAAAACAGCAGTGATTGATGACGCAGGATACCTGATGACCAACACATTCATGCGCTCCCACGGCAAGGGCGACCAGTTTGCTCTGTACAACCAAATAGGGGACACGATGTGGGGTCTGCTCCGTTGCATCAAACTCGATTTGCCAGATGATGTACTTGTGTACATCATGATGCATGAAGAGTCGGATGACTTCGGGAATACCAAGCTGAGAACAATCGGTAAACTCCTTGACCAAAAGGTCTGTTTGGAGGGCATGGTTACGATTTGCCTCCACTGTGTTGCCAAGGGCAAAGATCACGTTTTCGTAACCAACAGCAACGGTCTTGGCATCGAGAAGTCCCCAGAGGGGATGCTGGAAAACGAAGAGGTTAATGACCTCAAAGAAATTGACACAAAAATCAGAACATTTTGGGGTATTACGCCCGCAAAGGAAGAAAACAATGGGAAGTGATAATGATTCATTTGATTATGTCGGCACATTTGTCCCTATGACAGCGAATTTGTATGATTGTTACATCAAATGTGATGTATCCACGCAATTGCTGTTCAGAGGACTTGATCAGACTGGAGTGCTGAAATTGATGCAGCTTGTCAGAGATGCTGTTATTTACAAAGACTATACCAAACCCGAATACCGCAAGGTGTCTCTTATGGTAGAGACGCATGAGGAAGCCGATGGCAACGACAACGAGTAGTTGCACATCCTATGCCGAGCGCTGGGTAAACATCTTCTTCACGGACGAAGAAGTGTGCTGTAAATACTGCCCGCTGCTTGAAACATATGCCCGGAAGCAGTGCCGCAGGACGGGGGAGTACATAACCAATGATAACACTGTTGGATATTGGTGTCCTCTACTCAAGCCTGACGAACATGGTCAGTTCACAAATCCAATGACAGGGGAGGTGCTTCAAGTATGAAAATATTTGATCTTCATGTCGGGTCACAGCGTTTACGTTCTTTGCGTGAACAGAAAGGATTAACACTTGAAGAAGTGGCATCAGCAATTGATTGTTCATCAGTAACAGTTAAATTGTATGAATATCTTGGTAGAAACGTTGATTACGACAGAAAAGATGCATACGGAGGCATGAGAATTGAAACATTGTGCAAACTCGCTACTTTATTTGATGTAGACCCCGCATACCTTTTGGGGATGGAGACATCATGGTACAGCCCATTAAAATAACAAACATAAAAGGAGATATAAAATATGATTTCTAAACCGAGCAACTATGACAATATTAATGAAAATGGCGCTTCCAGCAAACTGCCGATGGGTGGCTACGTTGCCATCATCCGCAAGGTCACTGATGTGCAGGATAAGCAGTACCTTGAAATCGAATATGACATCGCTGAGGGGCAGTACAAAGGTATTGCCGTGGACGCTTATGAAGCGCTGGGGAAGTGGATTCACAACTTCAGAGTGTATTATACAGAAAAGGCACTCTGGCGGCTGAAGAAATTTATCTCCCGCGTTGAGCAGACGAATCCCAACTTTCAGTTCGATTGGAACAACCCGCAGTGCTTAGTGAATCGCGGCATCGGATTGGTAATCGGGTATAGGCAGTATTGGAAAGATGACGGGGCTCTCAAAGAAGCGCTTGATGTGCAGGACTTCTGCACTGCTGGCGATGTGCGCGAGGGCAATTTGCCCAAAGCGCCTGAGTGCAGAGCGCCGAAAGACCCGCCCCCTGCACCCGCAATGGAAACGCTGCCTGATGCTTCGGAAGACAATCTGCCGTTCTGATTAATTGGAAACTTTAAGTCAGAAACTAAAAGTTTAACAAAGGAGGAGTCACTTGACAGTATATGAAGATGTTGGAAACAAGATAGGTCAGCACGACAACATCTCTGCTTGGTGCGAAGCAAACGGCGTGACGATACGGAGGCAGAAACTCAACACTGGGGACTACTGCCTCCCGCCCCGTGTGTCTGTGGATACCAAGAAAGGGATGCAGGAGGTCTACCAAGACATCGTAAACGATCACGACCGCTTCCGCGCAGAGTGTATCCGAGCGCAAGATGACGGCATTCTGCTGGTGATTCTCATCGAGGACGAAGAGATTGGCTGCCTTGAGGAAGCCAAGCACTGGCAGAACCCTCGCCGAAAGAAATGGGAGCATGACTATGCGTTCGTTGCGAGGGCGCAAGAGAAAGGGAAGATGCTTAACCACAAAATCCCGAAGCCTCCAGTGCCATCTGATCGGCTGGTCGGGATGATGGAAGCAATGACCATGAAGTACGGAGTTGTCTTCACGTTTTGCCATCCAGACGACACTGGAGAAACGATATACAACATTCTAACCACATGGAGGTGAGAAGCAATTGCTGGACAAATCATAAGCTACGATGCCGCAGATGACATCGCGGAGGCAATAAAGGGCTTTTCAGTTGATGACCTGATTGCTGCCGCTCCATCTGTGTGTTCCATCCTAGACCTTGCCGAGCGGGCAACTGCCCAGTCTCTCTTCCTTGCGAGGGCGCAGGAGTTGAAAGCTAAACCATTGTTGAGCAAAATCTTCTCTGCCTACCAGCGCAAAGAGAAGCAGGAAAACATGGAATCGGTCAGGCGATACAATGAGGCACTATATCAAAGCAACGATGTGCCTTTCCTTGAAGTTGATACCGAGGGGAAGCCAAAACCTACCATCTTCAACTTCAAGAGCATTATGCTCAAGAAAGACTTCTACGCGAACGTGCGGTTCAACGTCCTTGCCAATTATGCAGAGAGGCACATTGTGACCGTAAAGAACGGCAAAGAGGCGGTGACCATCCGCAGATGGACAGACGCGGACGAAGCGCTCTCCAAGGAATATATCGAGCAGGAGTTTGGCATCTATTCCGACAAGAAGCACTATGATGCGCTTCGCATCCTCTTCCAAGAACGCAGCTACAACCCTGTTCTGGAAATCCTGCAAAACCTCCCGCCGTGGGATGGAGTTGACCGCTGTGAATGCTTCCTGACGAAATGGGCGCTGGCAGATGATACTCCCTATGTCCACGAATGTTCCCGCCTGATATTTGCCGGTGGCATCTGGAGGATGATGCTTCCGGGGTGCAAAATGGACGATGTGGTGGTGCTTATCGGAAAGCAGGGCGGCGGCAAATCGAGTCTTATCCGTTTCCTCGCCTTGCATGACGATTACTTCGGCGAGATAAAGACGGTCGAGGGCGACAAGGCGACAGAGCAGTTGGCAGGGAAGTGGATTTGTGAGATCCCCGAGTTGGCTGCGTTCACAAAAGCACGCGAAGTTGAAGCGGTAAAGGCATTCATCACACGCCAGAAAGACAGCTATCGCAAACCATATGACCGCAATGTTGATGACAGACCAAGGCGCTGCATCTTTGTTGGCAGCACAAACAATCCGAACTTCCTTGTTGACCTAACAGGCAACCGCCGCTTCTATCCCGTCCAGACCCGCAGCGTTGGTTATGAACTTTTCAAACGTGAAAATGAATGCCGAGATTATATTGCTCAGTGTTGGGCAGAGGCACTTGTAAAGTACAATGAGGGGCGTATGCCAAACTATGCCAACGAAGCACTTGTGGAGGAATATCGGCGGGCGCAGGAGAATGCAACTCAGGATGACTGGCGCATTGGCGCTATTGAGTCATATCTGGATGACAAGGCGGTCAATGATTTCGTTTGCGTTAAAGAATTAATGGAATGCGTTTTGTCTCCAGACAAAGATCATCCATTGAACCCTACTCCACGCGATAGCAAAGATATTGGCATCATCATGTCCCGCATGGACGGTTGGGAGAAGACTGATCTGCGCCGATATACTGCAAAATATGGGCGACAGCGCGGATGGATAAAAACAAGCGAATCTGAGCCGAAGCCAGAAGATTATGTACGATCAGGAGATTTGCCGTTCTGATGGACATAGATGAAGCGAAACGCCACAAGGCGATAATGAATGCCGCGATGAGGGCAAAGTGGTCAAAAAGTGTGCTGCGAGAATGCCCTCATCCCGGCGTAAAACAAACATACGGGACTGCCGAAGTGCCAATCTGGATTTGTTTCTCATGCCAGTATGTGCATCGATATCAGTGGCACGGAGGCGTATCCTGTGATTACGAGGAGGAAATATGATTGAAAATAATATAAGCATTGATGCTTATATACACAGATTAATTTTGGCGTATATGAGAAAAGATTCTGGGGAAGAAATTCGTACACTTAACATTCTTGATAAAGTCGGAATGGGAAAATATGATGCACTTGAAGTTGCAATGAATATGCTTCCAGATGTTGTAATTGAAAAAGGAGGTCAATGATAGAAGATCATAACAATTTAGAACAAAACGACATAATCGATACAATGACCCCCGAAGAGTTCCATGCATACAACGTCTTGCAGACACTTATCGTCCTGCTCGACAACCTCTACTGCACCATCTTTGTTGTGTGCATTACGTTCCTGACATGGAAGATCGGCAATTGGAAGCTGATGTGGTTTTATTTGCTTCCTGTGATCGCGTACCTCGCAGTGTAGGAGGGCGCTATGACAAAATCAGAGCAGCTTGCAAAATATATCCCCAACCAAGGGAATGACCCTCTGGACAAAGAGTGCGGGCGGCGCATTATTGAACTCATCAGGAAGCGCGGTCTGAAGCACAAGGACGCAGTGAAAATACTTGGGTGGACTACAACCACGCTGTATTCGTACACAAGCGGTCGCAAGCGGCTGCGGATTAACCGCTTTGCCCAACTCGTAGACGGTTTGCAGTTGAAGCAGTCGGAGGTAGTGTATCTGCTGGAAGTGTACTGGGAGGATGACAATGGGTGATACAACAAGAGAAGCATATATCAAGAAGATTAATGAGGTGCTTGAGGACAGTGCAAAAAGCTATTTCCTTGATACCAAGACCGACTTAATTGCGTATGCGATTGTGTATGCGCTGTGCTGGGTTGCAGAGGAATTGCACGAAGCGAACAAGAGGTGCAAAGATGGCTGAGTATATCGAACGGCAAGAAGCAATTGACACTGTTGCTTGGTACAGAGAAGACCCAGACGGTGTAGACCATGCATTGCAAAGCATTATGAATATTCCTGCCGCAAACGTTCAACCCGTCATTCACAGCACTTGGGATAAGCATGGATATTCTTGCCCGTGTCTTAACTGCGGATATGATTTTGGATACGCTGGAACGCCTATTGAGGTAAAGATGAAGTATGAGTTCAAATACTGCCCAAGTTGTGGCGCGAAGATGACTTGGAAAGGCGGGAAAGATGGCTGAGTATATTGAACGTGAAGCGGTTCTTGATATATTGGCAAGCAAAAACGCCCCTTGGGATGCGTATGTGAAAGTAAGCCAGTTGAGGTTTGCAGACGTTGTGCCTGTGGTGCATGGAAAGTGGGTGTATGACGAGAATGGAATGGATTGGAATATCCCTGCTTGGAGATGTAGCGAATGCGATGCAGTACACCCTGCACTTCCAACATTCTGCGGAAAAGAAAAACTGCACTTGTTTGTTGGAAGTAAATTCTGTCCTAACTGCGGTGCAAGAATGGACGGTTGACACGATGGCTGACGATTTGAAAAAGAAAACACACAAAGACTATACTGCATGGGATTTGAATGTTCCACAGACAGTCATTGTGAAGAACAGACAGAAACTCGAAGCAATATTCAAACGTAAGGCAAGAAGAAAAATGAAACAGGAACTAAAGGAGGATGACAATGGCTGATGTTTTGATCCGTGGCATGGAAATGCCGACAAGCTGCAATGATTGCAGATTTGCGGTTGATGGTTGGTTCTATGTCGTTCCGCCAACAGACAGACAGCCAAAGCTTAACTATGAAGTTAGAACAAATTGGTGTCCTCTCATCGAAGTGCCGCCGCATGGGGATTTGATTGACATAAATGCGTTGAAACTTGCGATAGTAAACGTTGACTATGTGAACAAGCATGATTATTTGAAAGGGGTTTTGAACGCAATAAACAATGCTCCAACCATCATCCCTGCTGACAAGGAGAGCGAGGCATGAGTTGTCCATATTGTCATGGAGACAGAGAGGGTTTCTTTGCATCGTTAGATAGAAAAGGTCATGTGTTTGTTATGTATCCAAATGTAATGAAATTTAAATTTAAAGGAGATCAGTATTGCTTTTGGATAAACTACTGCCCTATGTGTGGAAGAAAATTGAAAAAGGACGGTGATGCCAATGTACCCTAACGGGAATCCTCACATAATGCTACCATGCCCCAATGATGGGGCAGAAGAAGTCTATGATGAATATTATGATACCGCAGGAAACTACCATTATACAGGAGTTAAGACAGGACATCATGTGATTAGATTTGAAGGGATGGAGCAAAACAACAATGGATAAAGAAAAAGAATATGTAAAGATCGAAGTCGGTGCGTTCTATCGTTTCACGCATATGCTTGAAACGCTTATAGAGTATTCCATTAATAACCAGAGTGAATATGATGTACTTCATGAGATGTTAGTAGACTTCGAGCATGAAGTGATGGTAGACACATATGGTGAAGCATGAAGTGCGATAACTGTAAATACTATGATTGGTATTACGATTTCTGTAATAAGTGGAAATGTGAAGTAGATGCCAGAGAAGTACACGATTGTTTTGAGGAGGGCGAGTGATGTACGAAGACCTGATAAATCGGCTGAGAGCGCAAGCAGATGCGGAACGATTTTTCAGCGGAGAAAAAATGCTGTATGACGAAGCAGCCGATGCCATAGAGGAACTGAGCAAACTACACGAAACTCAAAAGAAAAACCTATCTGTGCTTACGGATGCCTATATGAAGAGTTGGATTCCCGTGGCGGAGCGGTTGCCAAACGGAAATGGTGAATATCTCGTTTCAGGAAAGGACAAAGTTTGGGTGTGTGAGTTTATGATACTTGGTGACGTAGGTGGTTGGTGCAATAGTGCAATAAATCCATGTGTGAAATATTGGATGCCACTACCAGAACCGCCAAAGGATGGTGAGACATGAGTGTAACGTGTGATAAGTGCAAACACGCAGAAGAGAGTAATACTGCTGAGGGTGATTATTTCTGCACACGGTATAAAATCATTTGTTCTGGAATATTGGGGTGTGATCTTGGTTATCCAAAGATGAAAACCAACTCAGATAGAATCCGTAGCATGACGGATGAGGAATTGGCATCGGTAATTACAGACGATTGGTGTGAAATAGTTTGTGGCGAAACTGATTATCTTTGCAATAATGGCACTTGTGAACAGCACGTTTTGAAGTGGCTGAAAGAAGAGGTGAAACATGAACACACTTAAAATCTTATTTCCCGCACTGATGGTTATCGGTGCAGCAGGAAGCCTCTTGGTAAACATCGCAACCAAGGGTGAGTTTGCAATCAGCTTGCAGTGGATTGGGGCGTGTCTGCTGTACACCGCCTTGTTGTTGAGGAATATGGGATGATCAACTGTAAACATTGTAACCAAACGAAAAATTGCTGGTTTGCTGGCGAAGACCACGAAAGAGAGGAATGCAGACAATATATCCCAACAACAAACGCTGAACGAATCCGCAGGATGTCGGATGATGAATTGGCGTGCTTCCTTGCTGATGCATATGCTTTGGGGGCGGTGCAAGAAAAGTGCAGTGCGAGAGCATGGAAAAGATGGTTAACAGAGGAGGTCAAAGCATGACAGGAATTAAAAGCAATGGCATCTTGCTTGCCGTCCGCAGACTTCCAGACCACAAACGCCCAGTATTGACGGTATCAATCGAGAATGAATGTGTCAATGAGATGTATGTTGTCGCTTCGTTCAGCAGCGAAGAGAAAGCGAAGTGGACAGAGGAAATGCTGGAGGCGATGTTTGCACAATACCCAGAAGTGGGGGATACATCCAATGAAGATTGACGAAAACACCATTAACCACAATGCTCTCCTCATCATCGAGAAGAACATCACAACCTACACTTACGAATCGGCTGGCAAAGAAGATGATATTCTTCGTGCCATGAACCTTGCTTACATCAATGGAGTTGTTGAATTTGCAGACGCATTAAAGGAGGCACTGAAATTATGAGCGTCTATATTATCCTGACAGCGTGCTTTGTAGGAACATATGTCCTTGGCGTTGTAGTAGGGAGGTTGTCAACAAAACTGTGAGTTATCAAAGGAAATATCAGATGGGGGATCGAATTACGTCCCTTGACGAATTAGTACAGCAAAAATGGGTGTATTTGTTTCCGAACCCAAGAGGTATCAAGCACATTGGTTGGATAAAATCAATGCAGCTTGAAGTAGTCAGGAGATTCCTTAACGTTGGCATATATAAGGCGATTCCTGTTAACAAGGAGGACTCTGAATGAGCGTAGAACTTTGGGGTTACGACCACGCTCACTGTGATGGACATGAATGTGTCAAGGACTGCGACCGCTGCCCGTACAATGTGGAAAGGAATATCTTCGAAACAGCATTTGTATCTGATTCACAAGCCGAGCTTGGCGCTTCTTGCGTCATTTGTGGCGGGTTTATTCCCATTCACTTTCCCAGCCAAGCAGTCTCGCACTTCTGTGATGAGTGTATATCTCGTTTAAAGCACGTTCTGTACCCGACAGAAATCTTTGATTTAACAAAATCTTATCCAGTGCGAGTGACCGACAACCCGGAACTCAATCTTGTAGAACTGCATCATGTGACATACGATGATGCCCAGCTTGGGAGAGAGAAGTGATGGAAGAGCCAAAACCTTGCCCTTTTTGCGGCAGCCAAGTCTACATTGTTTACAAGTCCCGTGAAGACCTCTTCCTCGTTTATCACAAAGGCTTTAACCAATGCTATTTTCAAGAACCTTTCGGCATTACTACCGATCAAGTAGGCTGCTTAAAAGAAGCAACAGACGCTTGGAACAGGAGGGTAAACAAATAGCATCTTATCTTTATCCAAAAGGAGGTGATTCAGATGAGCCAAGGAATGGGCGCTGGAAGACCGAGAAAACATCCACGCGACCCTGCGGTCGGGCAACTCGCCATCGATGCAGAATGGCAAGACATCGCGGACGAGAAAAGCGAAGCGATAATCCAAAAGCAGAAGTATGTGGATTACTCGATGACTGCTCTGGTAGACAAAGCAGATGACGGGAACAACCGTTTCGCAGCCATCATCTTGGCGATCCAAGAAATATCGCAGGATGCCAACCTTGAAGATGTGCAGTCCCTCTACGATTGCTTCCACAAATATTTGGAGTTTTGTTATGAACACAACGTAAACATCACAAACAGCAGCGCATATATGGCGTGTGGCATCAGCAAACAAACCGTCAGCGCTTGGTCACTTGGTATGTACCGAGCCGCTCACGATCCTGAGTACAAGAAGTTTGCCCAGTATGTGCAACAAATGTGTGGCATTAACCGTGAACAAATGATGGTTGACGGGAAACTTAACCCAATTGTCGCCATCTGGCATCAGAAAAACTACGATGGCTTTACTGATAGACCGCCTGAGTTGACCGCTCCAGAAGACGAAACCGAAGACCCGACTGTGTCTGAAATCGCTCAGAAGTACGCCAACATTGGTGACGATTAACAGTATCCTGATTATCTTTATCTTAAATTGCGTGATATAATCTTCCCAAGAAAGAGGTGATAACATGGCACGAATCGGGCAGACATACCGCAAGAAGAAACCGAGCGGGATGAGCAGGGAAGCGAAGAACGCTCACAACGCATACCAGCGCAAGTACACCCATGACCACCCCAAGAAGAAGCGCGAGGCGAACAAGCGCTATTGGGAGAAGCGCAAGGCAAGAGCAGGGGACTAATACCCCTATTATCTTTATCTTTATCTTAAATAGTGCGATGCGGGCAAAACAAAATTCACTAATAAAGGTAGGTGGTTAAACCTCCTGAAAAGTCGAGTTCACTACAAATTTCATCCCGCACGCACTCAGGGCGGCACTCTTCAGCAAGGTGTCGCCCACTTTTCATACCTATTTGCGGTGATCTGAGCCACCCGCCCCGGCACTTCGGCTGGAGGCAAAGAAAAACGGGCAAGATTCCAAGTGTTACCGCCAAAATCTGCACTTTTTCCGGGAAACATTCAAAGTATACATATAACCGCCCATCAAGGCGCCTCCTACTCCCTACCCCGGCGAGCGCCGCGCCCCTCCCTCCCGGCTGCCGGGAACACTTCTACCGATTTTTAAATTTCGGAAAATCATGATCCCAAAAAGTTACAAAAAATTACAGAAAAACTTTAGTTCGCTAAAGTAGGGGAGTGGTTCTTCCCCTCCCCCGCTGGGAAAGAAAAATGTTGTGCATATTGACGGTGGCGGTTTCCATAATTTAGTTGTCGCCTCCGGGCAACCTCCCTCCCGCCCCGCCGCCGTGCTTTTCTTGCGCTGGAAAACAGCACAAACCGGGCGGGGTTGCAAAAATGCCGCCCTGCTGCCCGCGTGCGGTGTTTTGGCGGTTAAACCGTGTCAATATACCCCTAAACATAAAACGCAATACAGGCGCTTGTGGGGGCGTTTTTCGTTGCGTCCCTCCCGGCGTGCGCTCCCCTGCCCCGCCTCCGATCGGAGCGGCAGCGCCGCATATATTGCCCCGTATAGCGCCCGCCCTGCCCCGGAGCAAGGGCAACAAAAAAGGCGGGGATTTTATCCCCCGCCGATTGCTTTTGATAACTCCCGCCGCGCTTTGTATAATTGCGTGTCGATTGCAAGCCGTTTTCTTTGTGCTGCATACAAGTCTTGCCGTTTTCTTTTCAATATCTTTTCCGGGATGACAGCGCCGTAATAATTCATTTGTTCATCACTTGCAAGCGCTGCCGCCGCGGCGTTTTCCTCCGCTATTGCTTTACCCCGCATTGTTTCCAGCGTCCGCACGCGCTCCCGGTAAAATTGTAAATCCGTTCCAATTGGTGGCGTATATTGCGCCGTTTTCGGGGCGGGCGGTTTATATTCCTCCGGGACGGTTGCCGCCTCCCTGCCCCGGTTGCGCTTGCGGTTGTTGAATAGGTACAACGCAAAGCAGCACAACGAAAATATAAAAGCTGCTGTTTTCATCTTATCCCCTCCGTGTTATGTCATAATCGGCAAGGGCGTAAACCGTGCAATTTGTTTCCGATGTAAACAATTCAACAACGCGGTCATGATAAAAAGTAAACCAAACATTTTTGACAATTTCCGCCTCCCCGGTTGCCCGGTTTACAACGGAGTAGTTAAACATCGTTTGAGAGACAATCTTGTTTTTCACTGCTGCCGCCCTCCCTCCGTGCGATATAAACGCGCCAACAATACCGGGTTGTATCAAAGCGGGGCGCAAGATAATAAAACTGTCCTGCCCTTTTGCCCTTGCCTGCGATATACACAACACTGTTTTCCCGGCTGCCCTTGCGGGTAACATATCCCGCCTCACTGGTAACCTCCCCCGTTTCGGTATAACCATAACTCCGCGCCTCCGCAAGCGTTAAAATCCCGCCGCATATGTTGCGGGCGTATTGTTTCCCGTAGTAGTACATTATAAACCTCCGTTTCATAATTCACGCGGCGACAGTGCCGCGTATATTTTGTTATAGTCTGTTTCTTGCCGCCGGGGCGGTTGCGCTGGAAACATCCAGCAAACAACCGCGACAACCGCCAACACGGCAGCAACACACAAAGCGAAAACCCCTATATTCATAACGGCAATTAATGCGCGTATACTGCACGCCGCCCGCCCCTTTTGGCGTTGTAGCAATAACGGCACTCACAACAACGGACTCCCGTTCTCCGTCCGTCCTTGTTTACCGCGGGGCAATGTGGCAGTGTTGCAAGTTCCGGGTTGCTGCCGTTGTCATAAATGAATTGCGGCAAGTCCGCAATCGGATCACAATGCCCCTCCCACGGGCTACATTGCAAAGAGAAATTTTCCGGGAGGTTTTCCACCCCGTAACGGAGAACAACCTCCCGCGCTTTAGTATACGCCCCGAACCGCGTTCCCGGGTGGCGGGCAATCATAGCGCACAACTCCGAAAAGTAAATATAGCTTTTCTCCCCCGGCACGCCGTCCGGGTTCTTATCAATAATAAAGTCCCCGCTGTCGTGAATACGGAACAACTCCGGGTTGTTACCGTCCGCAAAGATTGCCGTTTCCAGTGCCGCAACAACGGCGGCAGGGTCTTTTTTAATGGCGGCAGTGTTTTCCGCGTAATGGATGAAAACATCGGTATAACGCGTCATGCGCTTTGCATAACATCCGGGGCAATTGCCCGCACAAGTTCCGCAAGCTGTCCCCGGATTAATCCCGGCGGCGCTGTACTTTTCCAGCGCGGCGGCGGTTTTCGGGGTTGCGCCGTTGTAAATAGCAGACGCGTCCCCGGCTAAAAGGTTAAAACTATCAATCCCGGTTTTCGAATTGTCGCGGGAAATAAAGACTTTGACAGAATCAATATTTTTTGCTATCATGATATAACCTCCGTTTAAATTTCATAATGTGGTAGTTGTGGATTTGTTCGGGGTTGCCCTTGCAAAAGTTGCCGCTTTTACAAGGGCTTTTATTCACCCGGCAATCTCGCACAATTCGTCAAGAAAAGAGTACATTTCGTCAAGCGAAAAACCGCTCACGCGGGAAAATTTGCGATTGCTACGCTTGCAAGCCCGGAAAGTTTTCAGCGCTTTGATACTATCGTTGTTATAACCGTATTCATCGCAAAACGTCTCAAAATCGCCGCTACCAGCAACCGCGTCCGAAACAAAGCAGTAAAACGCGTTCAATACATCGCTTTCCGTGTCAAGTTCCGGGCGGGCAAGGCTTGCCCAAAAGTCAAAACTCGTTGTCGCTCCCGTTTCCGAGTTTTTCACAATAACCTTGTAATAGTTGTAGTTGTTTCCATTCCACGATGCGGCTTTGTCGCCGTGAAACTCCGCTTTGACTTTGAAATTTTTAAATTTTGCTATCATGACTTGATATCCTCCCATAAATTAATATTTGATATTTTGCCGGGCGTTTAAGTTCCCGTGATTACCCGCCCCGGCTTTACGCGGCGGGCAATGGCTGGAATTTAAACGGTTAATCTTGCACAAAGTAGATAGTGCCGACCCGGATTGATTTATCGTCCCATTTTTTATGTTTGCGTTCCATTAGGGCGGCATAAGCGTCTTTTCTTAGTTTGAAAGTCCCGAAAAGTTCATCTTTGTATCTTAGTTCCCAGTGGTAATTCTTCATTGGTTCGACTTTGCGCCCGTTAAACTGCATTTCCAAAATTTTGTAACTTTCCGACCAACGTTCCCACATTTCCGCGATTTCTTCCTTATACAAGGAGTCGCAAAACGCTATACTTTTTACAACCGTTTTCTTTCCGTCCTTTACTTTGATAGTAACTTCCCCGCGTGGTAAATCGAAATAACCCATTTTTATTTCCTCCGTTTTTATTATTTCCGGGGGATTAACCCCCGGTTAATTTTCCTCCGTAAACATTTTGTATGTTAATAGTAGTTCGTCTTCTTCTATTTTGATGTATTCATCGCAATAAAACGAAATGCGTTTAAAATCAATGTAATTATCAATTACCATATCGACCCGGAAGTAAGTATCGCTTAAAACATTCGGATTGAATGCGGTTACTTCACATTTGACGATTTCGCCATTGCAATTGCGCTCCGTCAATTCTTCAAATGCGTTGCGGAGGTCGTTCTCTGTATTCCGCGCCTTGAAAGTTTTTAGGTCTTCCTTTACTTTGTTTAGATTTCCTACAAGCGTGTATTCCTTATCAATTGTTAATTTCATTGTTTTTTACCTCCTATTTAGTTCGTTAAAGTATTTTTTTTCTCGGTTTCGTCTGCTGACATTGCGTATTATATAGGGTAAAACCCTATATTTCAATTAGCAAATTGCACAAAATATATAATGTTTAACCCTATATTTTTGTGCATATATACAGCAAATTGTCAAAATGTGATGTTAAACCCTATATTTTATATGAAAGTAGGTACTTTTTATGCCTCAAACAGAAGCGCAAAAAAGGGCGGTAAATAAATATCAAGCCGCGCATTATACAATTGTTGGTTGCAAAGTCCGCAAAGAATACGCGGAGCGCTTCCGGGTTGCGTGCTACGAACGCGGCACAACGCCCGCGGAGGTATTCAAGAAAACAATTGCCACATTTCTTGCGGAGGATATACCCGCGGAGGACGGCAGCAGCGCCGCGGAGGATGATAATTTATAATAAAGTAGACAAGTGCAATTTTTGCGCCCTTGCTGCCCCTACACGCACGCCGCCCGCACGCCCTCCCTCCGTACCCCTGCCCGGCTGCCGCGCGCCCTTGTGCGTGCTGTAGCGGTATACAAAGAATGAACTGCACGCCGGGACGGGCTGCCGCCCTTGCGGTTGCTGCTGCCGTCCTTAACTGTAAACCCGGCTGCCGCCCTTTTAACCGGGAGCGCCGTAAACCGTAATCAGCAGGGGAGCGGCGGCAGGATCGCGCCCGCTTGCCCGAATTACAATAGAATACAAGACGGTATAGTCGCGCCCTATCTATTACGAAATGTAATACATACTATGAGAGAGTGTAATATACATAAGTGTTAGAATGCGGTAACAGTGGAATACCGAATTGTAGTGGAATGTAACTCCCTCCCCGCTGGACGACCCCGGAAAATTTTTAACAACATATGAATAGTGGTTCAAATGAACATATAAAAATAGTAAATAAACATTATTAAGCGAGATTTTTACGCAACAAAAGTTTAATAAGTAGCCACTTTTCAAGAAATAATCAACAAACGTTGTGCATAATGGGTTTTGGTTTCCATAATTTGGTTACGCAATCAGCTTGCTTTCGCACGGTAGCGATTTAGCGAACTAAAGATTGACGGGGTTCGGGGATATTGGTTACAAATTGGGGACAGAGGTTACCCCCATCAACCTCTCCAAAAAAGAAAAACGCCCTAAAAATCATTGCACTGTCCCGTCTTGTCCCATCTTGTCCCATAGTCTGTCCCATACTTTTATAATATATATACCCTATGAAATGTATATATTTATATATATTTAGGTACTTTTTGATACAAAACGGGACAAGGGACAAGAAAATGGAGATTTTTATACATGAGGAATTTAATCGTGTCGCAAAATTGAATTTCAGATAATGTATTAGGGAAAACGTGTCCCATTTGTCCCACTGTCCCATACAGTAGTTGCTTATTCAAGTATTCTGTGGTTGTGGCAAGGTTCTGCGGCTGGTAGAATAGGATAGATCACATCTTTGGAGACTTTAAAGGAGGGTGGCGCGGTGTCGGAGCAGAGTGAACGGCTGGTAGAAAAACTCATCCGCTTGGATGATGTTGGGGCGTGGAAAGACGCTCTCACGCTTTGTAGACAGATGATAAGCGAGGGCGCGGTGGAGGTGATTGCGCCGGGAGGGATGCTGCTTGCGGAGGAGAAAAATCTCGAAAATGTAAAAAAGGCGCTTGGGTACGGGAGAGAGTTGCGGAAGCTGCTGGCGAAGAGGCTGAAAGCAGGGGACGCGAGCGGGGAGAAGTTGTATTGGGACTTGCTGCTCATGGCAGCGCCGTATGACTTTGACAGCTTTTGTCGGTATATAGAAAAGGATAGAGAACCGACCAAGAAGTTCTATGAACCCCGCAGGAAGCAGTTGTATCAGCTTGCGGTCGCCCTCCAGAAGATGGAGGACAACGAACTTGATCTGCTGGCGGTCAGTATGCCGCCCGGTGTCGGGAAGACGGCGCTTGCCATCTTCTATGTATGCTGGACGAGCGGCTTGCATCCAGAGTTGCAGACCTTGTGCGCCTCACACAACACGGAGTTCCTGCGCGGGATGTACGATGAGTGTTTGCGAGTGATGGACAAGGACGGCGAGTACCGCTGGGCAGAGGTCTTCCCGAATGTCGGCATTGTCGGCGAGAACGCGAAGAATATGCGGATAGACTTAGGGAAGCGGAAGCGTTTTCAGACGATAGAACTCACATCGCTGGGGTCAGGGAACGCTGGTAAAGTGCGTGCAACGAACTTGTTGTACTGCGATGACCTTTGCCAAGGGATAGAGCAAGCGATGAGCGCCGACCAGATGGCGAAGTTGTGGCAGAAGTATACGGTCGATCTGCGGCAGAGGAAGCAGGGGAACAGGGTCAAGGAACTGCATATCCAGACCCGCTGGAGCGTGGTCGATGTCGTAGGTCGTCTGCAAGACCTCTACGATGGTGACGGGCGGTCGCAGTTCATCAACTTGCCCGCTCTGGATGACAATGGGCAGAGCAACTTCAACTACCCGTATGGTCTTGGGTTCACAACGCAGATGTATCACGACTTGGAATCCAGCATGGACGATGCTTCTTGGCGGGCGCTGTACATGGGCGAACCGATAGAGCGCGAGGGGCAGTTGTATGCTCCTGATGAACTGCGGAGGTATTACACCCTCCCGGAGCGCGAGCCAGATGCCATCCTTGCCGTGTGCGATACCAAAGAGCAGGGTAGTGACTACTGCGCCATGCCGATTGCGTACAAATATGGTGATGACTACTATATTGACAAATGGATTTGCGACAACGGCAAGCCAGAGGTTCTGGAGGAGCGCATTGTCAACGTGCTGCACGACCTCGATGTCAGCACCGTGCGGTTTGAGAGCAACCGAGGTGGCACGCTCTTTGCCGACAACGTGCAGAAAGGATTGATTGCCAAAGGGTCTCACTGCCATGTGACCACGAAATGGAATCAGACGAACAAGGAGACGCGCATCTTGGTCGCCTCCTCTTGGGTTAAATCACACTGCTTGTTCAAGGCAGAGAGCGAGTACAACGGCAAGGGCGAGGGGGGCGGCAAGCTGGACAAGGAATACCGCACTGCCATGACGTTGGTGACAAGCTACACGATGAGCGGAAAGAACAAGAATGACGACACGGTGGATGCCCTCGCCGACCTTGAAAACTTCGCCAAAAACCTTGGCGGCAGCGTTGTCAAAGTGATGCGGAGGACGTTCTGAGCAAGCAAAAAAAGCCATCCTCACAGCGAGGGTGGCTTTCATTTTTTCTGCCTTTGTATTCTGGCATACAAAATAGTTGAAAAGTTCTATTATTGTGCCAAAACGAAAGTATGATATATGTTACTCGGTTGAAAAGTGAACAAATCATTTGTTAGAATGGGGAAGAACAGATATGTTCTTCTCCATTTTTTTCTCTTTCTTTTTTTCAGGCGTTTCATGGGGTAGCCGCAGGGGTTTTTAAAAGTTTTTTCCTCTCCCCCTTATCCTCCTTCGGGCGCACCACGGACAATGTGTCGCGGCTTGTGTTGGTGCTGAGACTAATTGTCGGCGTGAAAATCGCCATTTTGATTAAGTGAGGTCGGCGAGAGATGGCTGAATGGAATAGCATGACTTCAAGCGGCGCATTATCTGGTGACATGACCCCACGGCGCTTGTTTGGAAGAAGAAAAATCGTCACGAATGCGGCAGAGATCAACAGCGACAACGTTGTATACGAAATCGTTGAAAAAGCGCATCTGACGCATCTGAAGAATAAGGACGAGATTGAATATCTCTGGCGATACTACAAGGGCGACCAGCCGATATTGTATCGGCAGAAAGAGATTCGCCCCGAAATCAACTATCACGTTGTAGAGAACCGAGCGCAGGAGATTGTTGCGTTCAAGACGGGGTATTTGTGCGGTAGTCCCATCCAGTATGTGTCGCGGAATGGCGGGGATGA